GACGGCGGAGCTGATCGCGGGCTGGGAGGCGATGACCGGTAAGACCCTCTACCCGGCGCAGGTGGAGCGCCTGCTGATCGACCTGATCGGCTATCGGGAGTCGCTGGTGCGGATCGGCATCCAAGATGCCGCCAAGCAGAACCTGGTGGCCTATGCCCGCTATCCGATGCTGGACTATCTGGGGCAGTTGGTGGGGACGAGGCGCCTGCCGGGGCAGGCGGCGCGCACGCTGCTGCGCTTTAGCCTGGCGGAGCCGGCCCCGGCCGCCCTGAGCATCCCGGCCGGGACGCGGGCGGGCGGGGGTGGGGCGGAGTTTGCGACGGACGCGGACGCGACCATCGGCGTGGGCGGGTCGGCAGTCGAGGTCTGGGCGACGGCGACGGCCACCGGGCCGCAGGCCAACGGGGTGGGCGCGGGCGGGGTGTCGGCGCTGGTGGATCTGCCGGGGTTCGGGCTCTCGGTGACGAGCCTGGTGGTGTCGTCCGGGGGCTTGGCGGCGGAGGATGATGAACGGCTGCGGGCGCGGATCATCCTGGCGCCCGAACACTTTGCCATCGCGGGGCCGCTGCAGGCGTACCGCTATCAGGTGCTGAGCCTGCGGCAGGACGTGGTGGATGTGGGCGTGACCTCCCCGGCGCCCGGGCGGGTGAATGTCTATCCGCTGCTGAGTGCCGGCCTGCCGGATGAGGCCCTGCTGACGGCGGCCCGGGCGGTGCTCAGTGACGAGAAGGTGCGCCCGCTGACCGACTGGGTGACGGTGAGCGCGCCGACGCGCGTCCCCTATGCGGTGACGGCGCGGGTGTGGGGGGCGCAGGGGGCGAGCCAGGCGGCGGTGGTGGCGGCGGTGGCGGCGAGCCTGACGGCGTTCGCGGACCGGCTGCGGGCGACGCTGGGGCATGATCTGGTGCCCTCCCAATGGGTGGAACGGGCGCAGCGGGTGACCGGGGTCTATGCGGTGGCGGTGGACCTGCCGCTGGGGCGCGTGCTGGCGCGCAGCGAGTGGCCGGACTGCGAGGGGGTGAGCGTGAGCTGGGAGGGGGTGGGGGATGATTGAGTCGCTGCTGCTGCAACCCTCCCTGCGCGATGAGCGCGGCCTGGCCCTGGAGCCGCTGATCGCGCGGCTGGGGCGCCTAGACCTGTCGACCCTGCTGGTCTACGCCATCGCGCAGGTGGCGCCGTCTGCGCTGCCGCACCTGGCGGAGCAGTTCCATGTGGCGGGGCTGGAGGGGTGGGACCTGGCGGCGACGGACCGGGAGCGCAGCCACCTGGTGGCGACCGCGATCGACTATCACCGGGCGAAGGGGACACTGGCCGGCCTACAGCTCGCGGGGCGGCGCGCGGGGCTGACCATCGTGCAGGCGACGACGCCACCGGCGAAGACCTACCTGGCCCCCGCGCGGAACCGGGCCGAGCGTGACCTGGCGCTGGAGTCCTTCCCCCAGTTGCGCCTGTACCGCACCCGCGTCCGCGGGCAGCGGGTGGCGCTGGGGCTCTATTGCCATGCCGCCTGGCTGGGGACGGAGTTTACGACGGCTGCGGCCCTGGCCCGGCGCCTGGGGTGGCGCGCGGAGGTGCGGGCGCCCGGCGGCGCGCTGCGCGCGGAGACGGTACTGATCCACCAGGATACGGACCGGGCCGCGGCGCCGCTGGACCTGGAGGTGCGCCGACCGGGGGCCGCGGGGCGCGGGACTTATCCGGCGGGGCGGCTCGGGCAATCGTTCATGCTGGCCCAAGCGGCGGGGGAGCGGCTGTTTAATGTGCGCCTTACGCAGCCCTACTCCGCGGCCCAGGATCAGGCATCGGCGGTGCAGCCCGGCCTGGCGCTGACCGCCGCCGCGTACGCGGTGCGCGCGGTGCCGGGGGTGGCGGGCGGGGTGATGCTGGGGCGGTTTGTGAGCGGCCACGTGGCCGACCAGCGGGCGTGTGATCGGCTGTGGCGCGCCGTGCCGCTGTTCGCGCGCGCGGTCACGGACCCGCGGCGCGGGCGCAGCACCCATGTGGGGTCGGCGCGGCTGACGATGCCGGCCTTTACCGCGGAGCTGCGCACCAGCGTCCCGGGGCGCCGCTCGCCGCGCCTGGTCGGCGCCTTCTGCGCCGGGTACTGGGGCGGCGCCGAGGGCTCCCGGCTGGAGCGCGGGCTGGGGGCGTTGCGGCTGGCGGTGGCGGTGCGCGATCGGGTGTGGATCGATACGCACGATCGCCAGGCGCTGCGCAGTGGTGCGGCCCCGGCCGGGCGCTACCGCTGCGGTCAAATCATTTCACGTTCTGTCTGAGGTCACTGAGGTCACGTCATGGAAAAACAGGTTATCTTCCGGGACCGGCAAGAGTTCCAGGCGGCGGACCCGAACGCGCTGCAGGGGTACGTGCGGGCGGCCATCGATCATGTGGTGCAGGATGCGGTCTCGGGGGAGAAGCATTACACCGGGTTCGGCACAGCGGCCAGCAGCAGCAGCACCGTGACGGTGGCCGCGGGGCGCTTCTACACGGGTGGGCAGGTGTTTGTGAGCGAGAGCGAGCAGACGCTGAGCCTGTTCAACTACGTGCCCCTGGTGGCGTCGCGGGTGGTGGCGGTGGTGGTGTGGGGGCAGGAGGTGGATGCGGCGGTGGAGGCGCGGGACTTCCTGGTGGACCTGCAGACCGGCGCGACCGAGCCGCAGGCGGTGGCGATGGAGCGCACGCGCCGGTGCCAGGTGAATCTGTTGGCGGGGGGCGAGAGTGCGGACCCGCAGCCCCCGGTGCTGCAGTCGGGGACCCTGGCGGTGGCCCGGGTGTATCTGACGCCGAGCGGGATCACCCGGGTGGAGATGCAGCCCGCGATGCTGCCCAACGGCTACGATCAGGGGCAGCGCCTGGGGGTGATCGAGGTCTGGCAGGCGGCGGCCGAGCCGCGCATCAGTTCGATCGCCACTGACCTGGCGGCACTGGCGATCCGCTGCGACGCGAAGCTGGACCGGTCGGTGTACTTCGAGTTGGCAGCGGACCTCGCGACGCTGAAGAACCGCAGCCTGCTCCCGTCGAGCTACTCCAGCTATGAAGCTGACGCCTTCGCCGACGCCACCAAGCAGAACCAGGCGCACGCGGGCTACGCGGCGCGGGTGGAGAATGGGCTGTTGTTCCCCTTCGCCGCCAGCGGCACGGCGAACCTGGCGCTGTTCAACCCGATCGATGCGGCGGTCAAGACGAGCAGCGAGGGCCTGGTGCTGCCTGCGTACCTGCACGCGCCACGCATCAAAACCCAGGGCTACGCAGGGGATCTGAGCATCAGCCAGTACCAGGTGCAGTCCCTCTCCTTGCGGGCCCGGACCTGCAGCTTCTGGGGGTATCACTACGGGTGGAACTATAACTTTTACAGGCGCTGGTATGCCGTCAACCTGCCGTACCGGTACTGGGCGCTCCCCTGGTATGGGTACTGGTACAGCCGCCCGGGCACCTACTATGTGCCGGCGCTGACCACCGCCAGCTACAGCGGCGCGATGATCGCGCAGACGTTCCTGAACGCGAACGCGGGGTGGCTGTCGCGGCTGGGGCTGTTTTTCACCTCTAACGGGTCGGTCAGCGGGGACGTGCGGGTGGTGGTGTGTGAGACCGCGGGGGGCAAGCCCGACCTGGGGTCGGTGGTCGCACAGGCGACCGTGGCGCAGAGCGACCTGAAGTTCTACCCGCAGGAGACCCCGGTGGACCTGCCGCACGTGTTGCTGGAGGCGGGCAAGCGGTATGCCGTGGTCTTGATCAGCCCCGGCAACCATCGCGTGGCTACCGTGAGCGGCAACGCCTACACGCAGGGAACCCTGTTCTACGGCTCTGATGGGGACTACTTCGTCGGCGACCTGACCCGCGATCTGATGTTTACGGTCTACTGCGCGCAGTTCGCCCGCGCCCGCACCGAGGTCCAACTGCAGCCGGTGTCGCTGTCTGGTGGGCTGACCGACATCGGCATCGACGCGCCCCATGTGGTGCCGGATGGGTGTGTGCTGCAGTACGAGATCCAGCCGCAGGGGTCCGGCACCTGGTATCCGCTGGGGGCCGCCGCGATGTATTTGGGGGCCGACAGCACCGCGCCTAACCTGTGTAATCTGCGGGTGGTGCTGCTTGGGACCAGTGACCTGCAGCCGGCCTTTGCCGCCACTACCGGGGCGATCAGCGTCAGCCGGCCGGCCACCTCGGCGGTCTCGTGGTCGGCGGCGCGCACGCTGGCGGCGGCATCCACCAGCGTGCAGTTGAAGCTGCTGCTGGCGGACTGGGATGCCGTCAACCATACGATCACGGTGCGCATAGTCACCGGCGGCACCACGGAGACGGCCCCGAGCACCACGGTGACCGACGTCGTCGAGGGCGCCACGCGCAAGCACTACACCTTCGGCATCCCGTCAAGCAGCAGCTACGAGATCAAGATCAGCGGGG